GGAGGACAATCCGTACATCCTTTCATGATAGAGATAAGACGTTGAGTATAATCAGCCGGTTTAGCGCCTTTCTTCATCACCTTATAACGTGACATGCTACCCTCGATAGTCTCACGTACGATCTTCAATCCCGGATACTGGGCACGAACCTCAGCCAAGGCCAGGTCATCACCAGTATCGCAAACCTCCATACAATAGAAGTTCACGTCCTCCGTCTCAGGCTCCGTAGCCTCATTAGTACATCTTGTAACCGGAGTGATATCAATATAATCAGATACCTTACCACCACCAGCGATAGGCTGGTTCTTCATCCTCTCGATACATTTCAGGACGGCTGGCAACAAATCAACCTCCTCGCAAGGATCGCACTCCTCGCATTGATTTGGCGTATTATCACAATCATCCAAAAGAATGGCGTCATTGATCTCAACACGACCCTCCTCATAGCCAAGAAGCTCAAAGGCACGACCAGCGAGAACCAAGCGAATAACGATACGGTCTCCTTTGGAAACTGAGAATGCCGTGTCATCAGAAACACCATTGTATCCTAAGATAACATCATCGACATAAGCATGATCTTTCTTCGGCCAAGAAGCGTAGATCTCCGTGATCTCGTTCAAGGAGAATAACGGCGTGGAAAAATCCTTATCATAGATAGAGCGGGAAGCCGCTTGTTCATTACGACCGATACGGATCTCATAACGCTTGTCGTTACGAGGCTTACCGGTAAAATCAATCACGGCCTTACAACCGTTCTCGGAAGTATCTTTAGTATCGTAAATACCGATCTGTCCTTCCTTCAAGAAGATGGAATCAACATCCACCATCTTAGCGTGTGGGGATACGAAAAGTACCCGGTCTTGCGGTCTGTGCAACATATTATCAATATTTTAGTTTAAAAATCATTTACCTAACGCAAACATAATAATAAACGAGTTCACGACAATAAAACACGATCACGAGTGTATAGGCATATAAATAAATTACATTTTTTGTAAAAACATTATTTAAGCCACTTTTTCTTATACATCTTCCTCATCATATCAACAAGTTCATCGAAACTTTTTATATAACCCATATCTATAGCCCATATAAGATTGCCTTGTGTTTGCTCCAATTCCTTCAGCTCAGCTTCCGTGGCTTTATTCCTGATCATACTTTCATGGATATTAAAAACAATATAATTAAGACCCTTGGCGATCTTAACATAATCTACATCCTTAAATCTAGAAGCTGCCCTAGACAAAGCATTATACCTATCACCAGCCTCTATTCTATTAAGAATAAGCTTATCAGTTAACCACGTAACAACCTCGGCATACAACATAGGATTCAATTCCATAGCTACAAGAACCCATATATAAGGATTACACATAGTTCTCCTGTTCTCGCCCCTACCAACCGTCTTATAAGCTCCAAACTTTTTCATTACTTTTATAAGAGACTCTTTTTCAACCATTTCCATAAAAACAGGAAATCCTGTTTCTATCATATATCCTTGTTTTTCAAGAATATAGTATATTCGCTCAGCACTCTCCTTGTTAGAAAGGATATTCTCTATCCTCTTATCATTCCATCCTTCCTGAATCCTTTTCCTGGTATAGGCTTCCTGTAAATCAGTCAACGACA